CTTCACTATATCATGCTTGTAAGATGATGTTTGACATGGAGTGCTTACATACATTTATGAACAGAATGAATAAAATCATAATGCCACACGATATTCATAAGTCTCTTATTCCGAAACTTGTGCTCACAACATGTGTGTCATCAGATGATTCTTCTTTGGCTAAAAGTATAATCATTGATTCTTCTTTGGACAAAGAAAAAACTAGGTCCTATGTTGCACTGTTGACAATAATGTCTAAGTTTGTCGAATTCTCATGTCAGAGGTTTGGTATCACATTATCAAAAGAAAAAAGCTCAATGGATGTTAGATCTGGCATTATCGAGTTTAACTCAATGTGGACAGTACGAAACACTATCATGTCACCAAGAATCAAATATGTTTATCCTGCTCTGATGCCAGCTATAATTAGAGGTGTTGAGGACAAGATGCATCAAATGTCTAACTTAAGATCTCAGCTTCTAGAAAATGGATTTTGCTTGCAATCTGTTGATATTTGTCAAATAATGCAAGCTCATCAGTTCTATTCAACTATAGGGTTAAACATTAATCCAAGCTTTTACAGATTTGTTGAACTAATAAGTGATTTTAGTTCTCCTGGTCTCGGTTTTTTCTTGTATGAACCTACTTTACTTTGTGGAGTCTTTGGACTAGATTACGCTCAGTGGTTAGCATGCAGTAGAAATGACAATTATTTGAACATCGAGCTAGCATTGAACAGATCAAACTCTGATGTTTCTATGATAGGGAAGCCAACAGTCAGGTGGTCTGTTATTGTAGGTAGTGACATTAGATTTCGTGCATTTCTCAAGCGATTGCGGTTTAACTTAGAAGAAGAAAAGGAAAGTATCCAAGACCTATCTGTGTTTTTACGAAGATCAGAAACATTGCAAGAGTCCATTCTTAAAATTGTGTTGAAAGCTTATAAACCATCATCGGCTGAGTCATTTAGTTTCCAAACACCGTCCAAAGCATACTCAGTGGCGGCTTACGTTTTAACTCACAAGAGTGTTTTGGTGTCTGATAAAGTTTCGACTGATGAAGAAAAAGATCGGAAAGTGTCTTTATTGCAAGCATTAAAAAATCTTGAGGATCTCGTTGCTGTTTGTGAAAAGCAATCTACTACAGATAAGATGAATTACCTAGATAGTGCATTTCCAGCTTCAAAGATCTACTCAATTGCAACCAAAACAATTGAAAAGAAAGCAAGAGGAAAAATGTTGACAGCTCCAATATCATCAAAAAGCATGTCTTATAGATATGTTAAAACATCTATTTCTAGATCAGAA